GATTCGATGTAGCTATATACACCTGTAGTTCCTACTGGATATTGTTTAAACATGCTCACTTTGTATGAGTCAGTGTTTAGGATAATGTTTTTAGCGAGTTTCATAATAAAGTTCCTTTATTTTCAAATTGCCTAGAGTCTATCTCTAGGACTTGTTTTCAGTATAACACAACAGAATTATTGTGTCAACCGAATTCTACCAAAGTGACACTGCCACCATGTTCTTTAATTACTCTTGCAAAGTTGTCAAGCATTGGGACGATTCGTTGTGGGTCGCCCATTGCTAGTCCCATACCAATGTAGGGGAATGCCCATCGTTCTTGGGGCAACCAACCTGCCCACTTATACAACAACAATTCAAAGCCTAGATATTCGAAAACATCTTGACCACGACTAATCGTGTATTGAGTATACGCATTAACCAAGAACCATGCATCATTCTTATTACGAGGAATTACTGAATGAGTATAGGTACCTACTTTGTCAAACTTACCTGCTTGTGTTGCATTGTCTGCTTCAACAGCTTGTGGATAACGACTTGCAATCTCTTTAGCAATGCCTCCACCCATTGTGTTGTAGCAGTTACAGCCTTGAACTACAATGTCAAACTCACCTGCTTCTGCCATGTCGAGAATATTACCTCGTGCATGTTTCAAGTAAGTCGTTGCGATTGAACCTGGATTGATTGTCATATTAAGCTCCCAAGAAGTGTTGCAAAATTTCGTAGTGATCCTCGAAACATTCTTCCGATTTAATCTCTGCGATAGGTACCCAACGTGCTTTTTCAGCATCGTCACTGCCTTTTACTTTTGGCAACTCACCATCGGGCAATTGAATGTAGAAGGCGTGTGTAATGATACGACCACGAGGTGAACGGTCAATAGCGTCAAAGACTTTGCTACGGACAATAGAACCACGCAACACGGGTGCGGGCACTTTAATCATTGTTTCCTCACGCAACTCACGAATGGCCGCATCTTCTACTGACTTGTCAGTATTGGCGTTAACATAACCACCGGGCAATGCCCACAAACCTTTACCGGGTTCAGCACGGCGTTTAATCATAAGCACGTGACCTGATTGAATCACCACAGCGTCAGCAGTGGAGAAGATTGGGGGATAAGGCAAACTTGCGTATTGCTTTTTGTATGTTTCAACAAACTCACGCTCACGGATGATTTGTTGAAATTCCTCAGTCTGACGGAACGCCATCAAAAAGTCGTAAGTAGTTTGTGGGACAACGTTCTTAATGAAGTTGCTATTGAAACTGGTTTTGAAAAACAAGTCACGGATGTTGACTGCACTGAGTGGTTCAATTTCTTCCACATCAACATAATCCCATTGAGGGAACATATCCAAGTAGAAACTTGAGTCGTCTTTTTTGTGACCGATGATAGCAGTCTTTGTGCCTAAGATTTTGTATTTGCTAACGATACCTTGAACACGCACAGCCCACGCTTGGTCGTTATACATTGTATCAATATTTTCTTCTACGAAAATACGCATACTCAAGCCACCGGTTGCGGCCTTAATCATTTGTTCACGCTCTTGGCTAGTGAAGGGGTTCTTGTAAGTGCGGGGTTGTTTTGCTGAACCAGCGATAATGACCAATTGGTCAGTCAATGCTGTGCAACGCTTGATAATCTCCAAGTGTGCATTGTGCAAGGGTTGAAAGCGTCCAATGAGGACAAGTGTACCATATTCTTTTGACATTGAAAAATCCTTTCAATAAATGTCTGCTCGGCGTCTATCGCTCTGCTACTCTTATTTATACATAGTATAACACCATGTACATTTTTTGTCAACTATTTGGTCGTTTTAATGCCTAAAAGTTTCTTTTCTTCGTCACTGAGTTTAGCCAGTGCTTCTTTCCTCACTTTTGCACGGCGTTCTTTTTCAGCTTTTGCTTCCTGTGCTTTGCGGTCATCTTCTTGGTGTTTTTCCCACCATTCACGCACTTCGTCATCTTTGAGGATAAGGAAGTCAGCATGTCCTGATTTCACTAGTTCCGTCATAGCTTTACAAGCAATGCGGGCAAGTTTGTCAGTGTGTTGTTTAATCTCTTTGTTGGCTTCATCACGTTCGCGGCGATTCCAATCGCCAGTCCAACGTGTGTCATAATCCATACAGGGCATGATATTCTCCTTATGCTAATCCTAACGCTTTCTTTTCTTGCTCATTCAGTTTAGCAAGGGCTTGTTGACGGATCAGTTGCAATTTGTATTCATCAACTTCGGCTAAGTCGTCCATGATGATAAACTCTTTTTCAAAAGCCATATCATGTTTGTTACGTGCTAACCATTCCTCAGCTAACTCTTTGGTAGCAACATAGTACCTGTGATTGTGACGTTCACCACCGTCCCAAACTTGAATGTCCCAACATTTAATGACTTGCATTTTAACTCTCCTCTACTTCTGTAGCGTAACCTTCGGACTCAAGTTCATCGACAACATCTTGGACTTCGGATTCTTCAATCGAACATTCCTCAACGTGAAGTTCACCTTTCCAATAACCTTTGACTGTGTATGTTTTCATTTTACCACTCCACGGTTGTATACATAGCAACGAATTGGCGTTCTTCATAGAAGAATTTTACAGTATAGCCATCACCTTCGAGAATCATGCAAGCCTGCTTGTATTCTACAGAACCACGATAGCCTTCGTCAGCCCACCAGTCGTGCAAGTTGATCCAACGCTTACCTTTTTCTGCGGCTTCACGAATCAAGGGATAAACTTCATCCACACGTTCTTGGACAGTAGGACCTGCGAGTTTGCGGGCTTCTGCCGCTGTGATTTTGTTAGACACTTTTTCTTCCTTCACTTCTTTAACTTCACGCTTAGAAACATAAAACTCACCTGAAAGTTTGCTACGCAATTCTTTGATAAAGTCATCAGCAGATTTTTCAATCTCAAATGTAGCAACAACACGACCACCATCTGAGTAACCACGAGTTGCACCTATTGCTGGGAAATACTGTTCTTGGACAACTTCAAACATTTTGTGTTCCTCTTTTCTGACTGTATGACTATATTATATGCCCAAAATCTTTATTTGTCAAGCAAAACGACCCAAAGAATCACGGGTTTTGTTCTTATAAACTTCACGATAACCTTGGCTACGTTCTTGGTAAACTGCAATGTCACGCTTTTCTTGCTTGAACAAATTGTAAACGAAAGTACACGCCTCGCCTAGATTGTCAGTTTGAAACAAAATCTCGGCATCGTCAGCATGATAAAGTTTACATTCAGGATCAAGATAGACACACACGTATTCCTTGACTTGAGGGAACTCTTGTTTGTACCAATCATAACTGGTGAACTCACCTTTTGCGATTTGTTCCTTTTTCCAATCTTGATAAGTCATCATAATCATTCCGTTTCTTAACTGTCTATGAGATATATTATATACCCAAAACCATTTATTGTCAAGCCACAAAAAAGCCCCGTTTCCGGGGCTAATTTGTAATACTAAAGTGTTACACTTTAGGATTCGGCCAAGTCACGTTAGTATATGTGCTTGCTTGAGGGACATGATACTCATAACGAGGGGTGACAACACCGTTCTTCAAGTCATTAGTACCCTTGTCGAAACCTTCTGCATAGTCCTTACCAGAACCTTCGTAACCGTTTTCTTCAAAACCATCAGTGTAACCACGATAGAAGTCAGTAGAACCTTTCTTAGTCACTGGCTTGGGTGCGACATAAGTGTTGTTGACAGCGTTAGATTGAACTTGACTTGGGAAAGCCTTAGTTGAATCTTCAATCGAAGCGCCAATTTCACCGATCACTTCATAGCGACATGCACGACCCTTAGCACCGTTGTAGTCACTTGGAATGGACACTACGTCTGCTGGATGAACTTTAACAATCACAACACGTTCACCACCAAAGTGACTCAAGTAAGATTGACCACAGAAGTGCAAGCCGGTTGAACAAGTTTGATCCTTGTTGTCATCAACTTTGTTGCGTTCCATTTCAACAATCTTACCAACACTGTTGTCCATTGTACCACTGTGAACGTCAAAGTAGTTCGCACGAACTTTCTTGTAAGCCAAGAAGTAACCGTCGTCAGTGATTGGCAACTGATTCTTTTCCAAGAAGCCATACAATTCATCGACTGCACGTTTGCTTGGGTTTTGGAACAAGTTTTCCATGAACATGACCATTGGCTCGATTGGGAAACCTTCTTGCAACATAGCAATCATGCGAATTGCCAAGCCGCTGTTCAAGATTTCACCCTTCCAGTACAATGTTTCACCTTTGACAGAGACATTGCCCTTGCCATAGTTCAACACAACTTGCTTAGGTTCGATGATATCTTTTACCAAGTCCCAGTCGCCTGCCTTGATAGCTTCCTTCACCTTATCATAAGTGATATGTGTTTTTGAAATTGTGTGGGGCTTGTTGCCAATCACAACGGTAATGTTATTACCTTGAATCAAATATGGATAACTCATTTTACACGCCTTTCTTTGCGTCAATCAAACTAATATACTCTGCCAATGCGTATGCACTAACACTACTGTACAAACTATCCAACAGCGGATAACGCTCTTTGATATCTCGTACTTCTTGCTTGTACTTATCAATCATAGCTGCCGGTGAGACAGAACTTTTGATATCATAAGCACGACACAATGCTTCCAAACTTTGTTGTTTCTTTGCGTCAACTTTCTCAACTTTGCTGAAGGTCTTTACAAACACGCTGTAAGGACTCTTGTCATCAACTAATGTAGCAACATTATGCTTGAAACCATCACCATAGTCAATAGCCTGTTTGACCAAACCCATGATGTTTGCATTGTCCAACTTAGCCAATTTCTCAGCAATCATTGTATCAATGTTGACCCAGTTTTTCTGGGTGTTGATAAATTCCATGTCGCTCTTACGAACACCATAGACTGTACCTTTGAACACACCAGATTCTTCCAAGTGCTTACGCAATTGTTTCACATCACTGAACTTACCGAGAGATTGGAAACCACTCAGCGGCAAGTAATAGTGGGTATCATTCTTGTCAAAGGTATCAGCTTTACCAGCATCAGCCCAGACCCAAGTTGTCCAATCACGCCAGCCACCGCGTGTGCGAGATTCCAATTGCAAGATAGTCACGTTCTTACCGACAGAACTATCTTTGCGAGGCTTCTCACGCAAGTCGCTTGCATTCACAATCATGTTCTTTGGTGGATTGTAAAGATCCTTAAAGAACTTTTTAGTGTTCACAATCTTAGTGCGGTCGAATGGTTCAATCACGTAAACAGTTTGACCACCCTTCTCACTACGATAGTGAAACTTAGAACGCTCAGTAGCACCGACTTTTGTATCGTTGATAACAAAAATCACATCCTTAGTAGAACCGACAGTCCAAGTTTGATAACGAGTGGGCTGACCGTTTTGATCCTTGTTGTCGTAGTCATATTCATAACTAGAATTCAGATTAGAGAAAGTACTCGCACCTGAACTACGATGAAAACCACGCAAAATCATGTTGTACTTCTTTTGCAAGTCCTCAGTCTTCAACTTGAACTGATGACCATAGTAACTACGATTGTCCCACATCGGGAACTTAGTGTCGTCACAGTACTTATTGACAGCAGCCTGCCACAAGTGAGTTTGCTTCTTAGAAGCCAAGAACCAAGAACGTTCCCAAGTGTTAGTAATCTTGTCAGCTTCAGCCGCAATATAAGATGCCAGAACACTATTCACAGCTTCCAACTTACGCTTGATAGCATCAATTGTTTGTGGAATGTATGACAGACCTTCACGACTTGCTTGGAAGTCAAGTTCGCCGATATCAAATTCCATTGCCAAACTACAGTAGTACAACAATGAATTCAACTCACGACTTTCAATTTGACCTTGAGGGATTTCGATTGGATAAGCAATGTTACCCATGATAGCAACACACTTGCCATCTTTCATCACGCTCACACCTGGAATGATGTTTTCAGTTTCGTATACAGGCTTTGTAACTTCAAAGCTAGTGACACCGGACACTACAGGTTGTTGCTTGAACCACTTGTAAACACTTTTTGCTTCGTGTACAAACTTGTTAAAGTCGTTGCGGTCGTTAACAGAGAACTTAACTTCGACACCTGCTGGGTCAGTAGTTTTTTCTTCCATCATCAATGCGATTGAGGGGACGCCCTGCTCGTTGATAAAAGCAGTGTAAATGCCTTTGCGACCATCTTTAATTGCCGTGACAGTGAAATTGTCGGTGTATGAGAATGGAGACTTACTACCCAAACCCAACGCACCGATGAACTCGTTGGAGTTGGTTTTAGTTGACTCAAAATAAGTAGTATAAATGTTAGTGACCTGGTCATGTGTCAATCCTGTACCGTAGTCACGGATACTAAAGTGAGGTTCAAGTGAGTTAGGCAGATGCACATCGAAGGGTGTGTTTTGCTTGCCTGCGGCAACGTGACTGTCAACAGCGTTACAAGACAATTCACGGATGATAGCACGAATTTTGTTAGCATACAAACCTGAACTCAAGATGTTGAATGCTTTAGCTGAATTGCGAATACGAAACTCGCCGATTTCACCGACGTTACTTGCAACAGCTTCGTTTTGTGGGGCAGAATTGATAATCATTTGTGTTCCTGTGTGTTCAACTTAAAGATATATTATATCTCATTTTGGATTATTTGTCAATTGCAACTTTACGACTATCCTCATGGACAAGTTACTGCGCTTACTACTGTAAATGTACCTCGGGTAGTTCAGAGGAAGAAGTTCCAGGTGACCAAGCTGGCGAACATTTACTATTCGGATATGATTACGGTCGTTGTTTGAAATTCTGAATGTATTATACATCCAAAACGATTTATTGTCAACCCTTTTATTTCGTTGCAAGAGAATAAAGTTCGGTCATTTCTTGTTCTAGGAAGTCAATTTGTTGGGTGAGTGAATCAGTATGAAAATCCATACCATCAATCTCAAGCAACAAGGTCTTTGCTTGCTTGAGTTTCCAAATCGCTTGTTGGATCTTAGAAATGAGTACTTTAGTATCTTGATCCATTTTGATTAATCCTTGTATGCGATAACACGAATGTAGGATCCAAAGTAAGGGCTATCAGTCAGCTTGGGAATACTTTTTGTGTAACCGCATTCTTTGAACATTGCAGATGCAATTTTGAGTACTTTTTCAGTATCACCGTAGCAGGGGAAAACTACTGAGCGGCGTTTTGGGTCACGCTTAGTAGTCTTTTCTGTATAAGTGTGTTCGACTTTACAATTGGCAGCTTCAAAAGCAAGTTTCAACAAAGCACGGGCACGTAGAGTAGATGCAAACATTTCGATTCCTTTTCTTAACTGTCTATGTAATGATTATATACCCAAACCCATTTACTGTCAAGAGTTTGGGTCGATATAATCGTAAATAAAATCTTGCATTTCGACAGTTGCCCGACGAAGGAAAGACTTATGTATTACTTTTGGTTCTGGACGCCAAACGATTCTGTCATTCACGGCGAACACTTGAACCTTTGAGTTGACGCGGTTCACTTTGCGAACCTTACCGATTATTCGGGCACCAGTGTCACTGCGATAGTAAACCAGTTCACCTACTGCAATTTTAACCTTATCCATTTCTTTCTCCTTCTAATCTAACAACCACACTTCGCCATCTACTTCTTTTATTTCTACCATGTCCAAGTAGGACACGTATTCACCACCGTTGTACGACCCCTTCACTTCCAAATCCTCATCGAACTTGGACAATAACTCTATCAATTCTTTTACTTTCATTTTGTTCTCCTTTTCTTTAACTTACCCATAGTATATCAGTTTGCCCATTTATTGTCAAATTTTGGGCAAAAAAAAAGCTCCAACTAGTGGAGCCTTTTTGAGAACTGAAAGTATTACTTTTGTGTAGAACCTTGGTTAACAAAGTTGTACATTTTTTCAGCAGCCTCTAGAACCTTGTCTAGTCCTGGATACTCTGGCATTTGAACTGTAGTTACAACTTTACCGTCTTTATCTCGTTCAATAGATGTTTCCCAACCTACGTATTTGTAGTGGAAGTCTTGACCAACGTAGTCTTTAGCCATTGCTAAAATGTCTGCGCGGATCTCGTAACCGTTTTTGTTGAATTTAACTTGTGGTAGTTTTGGTGTATTGTCTGACATGATTTTCTCCTGTGTGTGTATTATGTCGTTTTGTGATTGACTAGTCAATCAATATGGTGAGAAGGGTTCAACCACAAACCTGCGAGTTTACCTCGTAGTCTTGCAATCTCTGCAACAATCTCAGCCTGCTCTTTGAACAACTGTGTGTTCGTTTCTACAAAGTTAGGTTCAGGAACTTCAATAGCTGCCGTTCTTTCACCATCACCTCGTTCTCTAGTTTTCAACTCATGCTTTTGAGCAAGGTGTTGAATAACTTTGTTCGCTTCAATGCAGTGCATGTAAACTTCTGAAACATGATGGAACTTAGCCCACGCAAGCATTTCAGTCATTAGCATATCTGCTACGCCTTGTCGTTGAAATTCTTTATCAACTGACACAGCAAGTTCCCATGTACCATCTTGGTTCTTGCACATATGACCCCAACCTACACGTTGTTCGTCATTTCTCGCAAACCACAACTCGTGGTCTTTTGGGTTATAACACATTTGCAAGATTAGCTGGTCTATATTGTAATCACTTGCTGGATGACCAAAGCGAGAATAACGATCCTCTGAGCTAAGGTTCTTCAAGTGACGAGCATAGTCAGCTATCTTATAAATGTTTCCGTGTTGAATGGTAATCATTTTAGAATGGCTTTTGTCTTTTAAACTTCTTCAACTCTTTGACGCCATCAACTACATTGTCAACGAATATTTTGAATGTAGGATAGAAATCAACAAGTACTGCCAACATCATTCCGATGAAAGCAGCGGCTAAAACAATAGCCAATGCTTCAATTGAGAATGGCATATTACTTTGCTTTCTTAGCTGACTTAGCGCAGGCTGCTGTTGGGAAGTATGACTGTAGAGTTTCAGCAAACTTAACGTATGGTGTACGGTCTGTGAAAACCTCAGATACTTTAGTAAAAGAAACTGAACCAGCTGTGATTGCGTCTTTTGTGTATTGTGTTTGAGCATCAACGAAACCATTTAATGCTTCTTTGATTTGTGCTTGTGGAACGAATGTGTTCACGAATTGCTTTTTAGCAGATTGAATGCCTTCTACGGCTTGGAATGCGAAAGTGTTAAACATAATTTTCTCCTGTGTAAGTGTGTTTAAGTGAGACTTTTATTGAGAGTCCCCAACTCATTTTTATTTATGCTATTATAGCATGGTTTCTCTAAATTTGTGTAGAGTTTTAGCTCTAATTACAGCCAACCTAACTGCTACATAGTCAGAAACAGTATCGTCTTCTGTGTTATCAACTAGTTTGGGTCTGCGATAGAACGGTGCCAAATCTTCATCGTCAATGTCAGTATCATACCCATTAACGATTAGAGATTTTCTAAGAGGGTTACTTCTTAGGAGCTTCGGCTTTTTTACTGGGACTTTTGGTGGCTGCTTTTTCAGCGTCCTTGTCCTTTTTCTTCTTAGCTAGCTTCATTTCGTGCTTTGGAGCACTTGCTGGAGCTGCCGCTGGTTCTGCGGCAAACGCTGTGAATGCGAATGCTGCCAATACGATTGCGATAACTTGTTTCATTTTGAGTTCCTTTATAAAATATTACTCACATATATACAACGCATGACCGTTGTGTTTAGTTGACTTATCCACCACGTCCCGCTGCCCTTTTTGTAGGGCGATTAGAACCAACTTGGTTCTTACCTGATTTCTCTTGTTGAATTAGTTTTGCTTTAGCAGCCGGTACTTTTGATTTCACTGCTTGTGCCGCCTTGATTGCGTCTAGAAAACTTGTTTTCTTTTCTGTCATTTCTTCACCTTTATGGATTTTAAGTAACTATCTAAATCACCATACAAACTGACCATCATAGCAATCTTACTATCATAAAGTCGTATGTAAGGTTGATTCTTCTTGCCTTCTTGTTTATTTACCCCCAGAAAATAGGGGCACTTAAGTTTCTTACTTAGTTGTAAAATGTAGCTATGATAGCTGCCTTCTATCTTTTTCGTAAAGTCATACTGATAGAATTCAATATCAGCAACACGAAACATTTGATCGCCCATGTCAGTTAATCTAAGGGAATCACCTCTTACCCCAGTTTGCCACCATCTTCGCATATATTCATCAGTGGTGAACATCCTAAGGTTCTCTGGTAACTGATTAATCACAGCCTCAGTGATTACTTCTTTTAGTGAGGGTTTAGTCATCAGGATAAACTTTGGTGCCGTTGTTCATAAACACAACACTAAATTTATCTGTTTTAAATTGTGCGTTCAGTTTACGACACAGGTTTCTTGCGTGACCAGGATTACTGAAACTGGTCTTCTTGTACTTAGGTACGGCCTCGCTATCTAAGTAGTGTTGACTTTTTAAGTTGATTGGTTGTCCGTCATAAAACACAGCCCATATACCTGCAGCCTCTACAATTTGGTCGCACTTGTATGTTTCTTTATCTACTATCTCTAGTATTACTTTAGGTTGTGTTCTGCTCATTATGTTACCACTTGCCACCCTTCATCACTACGCTTACTACTTCCTCAGACTTTGGTGTATCTCTTTGGTCTAGTAACAACTTAGTGATTTCATCACGCAATTCCTTTGCCTCATTCATTGGCAAAACAACCTCACGTGCTTGACGACCTTCCATCATTGCTATCTTGTCTATAAATCTCTTTATCGGACTCATAGACTATTTATACTCTCAATAGCTTCGTCTTTAGTATTAAAAGGGCCCATGTACTCGTAACGCTGTACAAAGATATATTTCGGGCAAAAGATTGGAGTAAACTCGTTAGTCTGTTTCAACGCAAACCATCCAGCAACATAGAAACACTTACTCTTAGGTGTAGTTGTATACAAGTGAAGTTTGCGCTTTACATCCAAAACACTGTTGTAGATTCGATTTGTGTCAGTAGGGAAAACTGCAAATGGCGGCTCCTGCTCCTTCTTAGCTTTTTCTACTTTGGCAAACTCAATTTGCTTTTTCTTCTCAATTTGTTTGGTTGTATTGAAGTGTTCGATATTGTTACCGATTCTAACATCGAAACCACTACCTTCAGCAATTACGTTGCCTACTTTTTTCTTGCCATCAGTGATGACCCAATACTCATTCTTAATAATAGGTTTAGCTACTAGATTCATTATTTCCCTTTGTTAATTCTGCTACCAACATAAGATGCTCGTAGGCTTTTTTGACTGATGGTACAGTCAATAGTTGTTCTGCTTCATCAATGATAGCTTGTGCGCCTGCTTCTGCACATTCTCTAGCAGAGGGCCATTCAAGTTGCTTGGCACTGTCACCGAACACCCTAACTAAATTTTCCCATGCTTCTCTTTGCTCAACTGTGAGCGGGGAAGTTCTATCACCCTGCCTACGAATCTCAGTTGCCTGCATGATTTTTCGACTGATAGCATCTTCTGCAACTCTACATGCCGCAATCAAAGGTGCATATGCAGGGTCAACATTGTAACGTGTGCTTTGTCCACCTGGATATACCATAACCATGTGCGTGCCTTTTGGCATAGCTTCCATTAACTCACTGTCATACTCACTGACGGGTACATATTTGCGCCCGACCTTTTCATAAAAGATTTTCTTTGTCATAGTTGGAACTTTTTCAAATATTCGTTTGCTTCACGTGTGTGAAGGAGTTCTGGTTCTTCGTCTGAATCATCCTCTACAAGTTCAATCTTACCAAACTTCGACTCGTATAGAGCAATGAAGGTGTCAATCAAATCTGCGAATTCTTTTTCAGTGATATCAGTCAAAGCCTCAGTGAGGATCATTCTGAAAAGTTGTTTCTGTTCTTCATTCATGCTGATAATTTCTCCCACATATAATCTTTTTCTTTAACACATGCTACTGCTTTGAGGTAACCGTCTGACATAGCACGATGAATTGCTAGTTTGATGTTAGCGGGACATACGTCCGACACCTCTATATATGCACGAGGTGAAAGTTTGATGCCATCTGAAATAAAAAAGTCATAGTCGCCTTGGCGAATCTCTTTGATTTTGGTGTCGTTATTAGCGAAGGTCATTTTTTCAACTCAGCCCAAACTAGTTTTTTTGCGCGGGCATCAAGCTCGTCTTGTTCTAACTTGTACATACCAGGTGCCATGAGTTCAACCCATTTAATAACTTCTTCCTTACCTGCTTCGGTAAGATGACAGTAGTGACCACCTACGCTACTATGGTAGAAAAGATTCTTGTTTTTCAGAATCTCATGGAGACCTGCGTATACTTGATTAGGCAGAATCTTTACCATGAAGTTCACCCTTATAAGTTGAATTAAGCCACCGGCTATAAATTTCAGCTTGGTCAGCGATTTTCGATAACTCATACTTCCCCGCAAATTTCATAAAGTGAATGCCTACTTGAGGTGTTGAATCACGCTTCAAGTCATTACGAATCATTTCATCAACCTTGTCCTTAATGTCTTGGGGCTGTGCAGTAAGATCGATTAAGGATTTGTTCAATTCAAATTTGTCTTTAACCCTGTGTTCTTTTCCCTCATGGTCGGTCCACCGGCTGAGCATGAACGTGTTGAACGAAAATCCTTGCTTATTACGATCCTCGTATGCTTCTTTGATACCAACTTTATTCTTTGTACCTTTCTCTCTCACACCGGGATAGCAACTAAAAATATTGTCAGAGGAGTCTCCCCGGATAATCTTCTTCCAGAGCAAAAATTCGGGATCGCCCTCTAAAAGTTTAGGTGTCTTATCTTTGTTTAAGACTTGCTTGCCGTTATCTTTCCAGTACCCGTCTAAACGAATTGTCTCATTAGTTACACCGTTATAAATTGTAACGTTTTCATTCAGACATTGGATGTAATCTCCATCGCTTGATACGATTACAATTTCATCGTTTGGATGCAACGCAATGAATCGGGCGATGGTGTCATCTGCTTCTGCTTCAGGGTGACGCAGTACGCTACAATTGGTCTTTGTCTTCAAAAATTCGCAGAAAACGTTATACGTCTCCCAAAACATTTCTGATTCTTCTTTCTCAGCCTCAGTCAATGATGCTTCTGCAACTCTGCGATGTGCTTTATATTGAGGATAGATTTTTTTCCGCCAGCTGGACCCTTCCAAGCAGAATACGACATGATCGATGCCTTTGTTGCGAACGACCATGTTAGTACTTGCTAAAATCAAATGCAGTGCAAGGCCGATCTTCTCCCAAGTATCTGCACCACGACTGGCGATGTGTCGTGCGCGGAAAAAAGTATTTGCAGTATCTATAAGTGCGTATTTCATTTTTTCATTATATACGTATATATTAAAGAGTGCTAATCTTTTGGGCAAACCCTGCACCAGTGTTCGGTAACACTTGCAACGCATCGACAATGTTAGTTTGTTGACGCTTAGTGTTAGTCCAGACGAAACTACCACGTGCCGCAGAGATACGCTGAGTGCCCTTCAGATAGTCCATGTAGATGATTTCAATCATTGCCAACAATGCGTTATCGCTACTAGGTGCCTTCCAACCTTGATTAGATAGGGTCTGCAACTTAGTCAATGCACCATACTTACCTGCAACTGCCTTCATCGCACCAGATAAGTTACCGAATACATGCTGAATAATGTAATTGTACGCTAACATTTGGTCATCAAACGCTTGTCCCTTCATCGGGCGATTGTTGCGAACAAATTCATCATAGATGTTGCCATAGAACCCGAACATAGCACTGCTACGTTCTTCATGAGGCCACCACTTTTCATGCTGAGACATGATGAACTTCAAACGGTCAACATCTTTGTTATTTCGAACAGCGTCAACGTGAGTAACTGCACCTTTGTTCTTAGCTTGTTTGTGATTGGTGCTCATTAAGACACTATTACCATCAACTAAACATGCCATGACTTGATCGTATGCAATTTTATCTTCACTTGTGATTTTGTCAGGGTGTGATTGACTATACAAACGATAGTTGTTACTGTGAATACGAATATATTCAAACTCACCCCAGCCTTTTTGACCTTCGCCGTTCACCATCAATGCCAAACGACCTGCGAATGTAGGGTCATCGGTTTCCCATGTTTGTGTTGGTACTGGGAAGTCAGCCCAATCTTCAGGATCCCAGCCCTTGATATTGCCTGCACGTAATTGAAGATATAGTGCAATCAAGTGATGCCACCCGTCAATCGTATTGTGATAAGTTGTCTTGCCTTTTGTATAATTCATCTTCTTGTCTTTGTAGATAACACAAAATACACAAGTGAAGAATGAAATATCAAATTGCTGAATCAATCGCTTGAAGTTAGGACTATCCATTAGACGTTGAATTTCTTCATCGTAAAAGAACACACCCAATTTAGTAGTTCCTGTCTTACCCATTCGTGCAGGGTCAAAACGTGGGTCACGATTTGCAACATCATTTGCGTTATCTGTTTTTAGGTGGTTGCTGATTGATTCATCAGCCATCATCAAGTCTCCCCAGTCTGAGACTAGAAGTTTCTTAAAATCATTTTTAAGTTTAGTAAGAACGTTGTCAAAAGTCTTGAGATTAATCTTGCCTGTAGGTTTCGTGAAAGTGTACGATACGTTAGGTGACCCAATCGTTACTGTCTTTACTGGCTTTGGATTGATTGTTTTTGCAATCTTTGTTTGTTTTGCTGGTTTTGACACTTTGATACCTTTAGAAGTTTTAGTTGCTGTCTTTGTGAGTGTAGTCATTTCGAACCTTTCGTTTTCTTGCGTGAGTTAAAATCTTGTTTTGCCAATTCAATTGTGTGTTTGCTGAAATCTCTAATCATATCATTAATGTCAACTGTTTGATTGACTGGGCTTGAATTTTTCATGCCCGAAATTTCAATGATATATTTTGATGAAATCACTACATCAACTTTGTTGCCCTTTTGCACACTGTTTTGAAACGCAATGTGTTTTGGGATAGCGAATGAACCATCGCTCATTATAACTAAGATTATATCACTTACATCATTTAGTGTCAAGTTTCTTGCACTACGCAAGTTGGTAAGATTGATTTTGTAGCTTGGCTTTAGTGCGCCTCTGCGGGTGTACATTTGCTTGTTCAGCAATGACTTGAGTTCCAATGTGATATCAAAACGGTTCCACTTAAAATCTTTGTGATGCTCGTCCCCGCCGACAAAATCTAATTGCTTGTCTTGTGTGGCGATAACCTGTTCCATCAACGTTCCGCGCCAGAAGTTGAATTGGTTGCCCTTGATGTGATTGACTTTGTTGAACCCAAAATCAATGATAAAGTCCCAATCGAATGACTTTAGCTTTGAAATTACATCGGGCTTGAATTCTATGTTAGTTGACATTGTAACCATTCTTGTTGCAAATATATGTATATTGTACAACCGATATTGTTAAATGTCAACCTTTATTTTGTAGTACTTTAGCTTACTTCTGTACGACCATTACCGATATCTTTTGTTTGCATACTACGCAAGTCTCTATTTGAGGGATCGGCCTGCACCTGCTCGTAAACTTCTGTAAGGATTCCTCGGCACAAATCGGCGAACCAGCGGTCGATGATATCTCTATCAGTATCATCCTTCTTTTTCATGTAACCAGCTTTGACAAGTCTAGCTATAAACAAATCATTCCAATCCAACTCAAATGCGCCCTCACCGAGATTGTTAGGATCTAGTTCCATGCCGATCACGTTAACATAGGGCTCACCTGCTTGTGTCGCTTTGTCTTTAGCAGACAGTTCGGGTTGCTTAGGTGCTTCTACCTTAGGCGTCTTCGGAGTCTTTTTTGGCTTAAGTAAGCCTCTATCAGCGGGTGCTGGTTCTTTTTTGAATAGATTTTTTAGTTTATCAAACATGTATATACTTATCAAGTGTCGGTGAGTAGTTAGATTTTTAACAAATCTTCCATTGTGTATATAGACTTCATATACGGGCTAACATTTTCTAGTACACTAGACGGAAGGTCTCCTTCCCTACGAGGACCGGACTTAATCATAAAGTCCACATCATTCACTCTACAGAACAAGTTAACCATTTCCTTGACGGTGTAGCCAACGCCATGCCCCAAACATTCAATCTTGTTACTGGGTTGTTCAATAGCAGTCTTTAATGCTTCGCAGATTTCCATGACATGTACGTAATCTCTCACGCATGTACCGTCTTCACTCACTTCATAGTCAGTGCCATATATAGTAAACTCTCCTCTTTCTTCTGCTTTGAGTAAGTTATACATCAATCCATCAGGGTTCGTTGGCTTGAACCCATCAGAACCAATCACATTGTAGAATCTAAACGTAGTGAATGGGATGTTCTGATACTCACACCATTCTTTCACACAATCTTCTGCGGCTTTCTTACTTGTGCCATACGCACTAGCACAATACTCGGCTGCACCTGTACTAGCAAGGATAAAGTTTTTGTATTTCAACCCATGCATCACATTCAATGTACCGCAAAAGTTTGTCATGTAGTAGTCGGTCGGGCGTGATTGACTTTCTCCTACGTTTACTAGTGCTGCCAAATGCACAATTGCATCAAACTCTATTTTATTAGCTGGTAGATTTTGTCTAATGTCGTGCTTATAGTGTTTTACCACCGGATGTTGCGGATTGTTCAAATCCATACCATACACTTCATACTCACCCTCTAACAATTTAGATAGATGACTGCCGATGTAACCTGAGTTACCTGTGATTAAGATTTTCTTCATTAAAAACTAAACAAACTTGCGCCTGTTGTCTCCTCTTGTGGTTTATATGTTGGATCTTTACTTAGATAAGTGTTTTCATCTGTGTAAACGACATTGCAAAACTTGTATTTGTTACTCAACACACTTTCAAAGTCTTCACGTGCCAAATGACTACGTTCTAAATCTTTGATGTAATCGCTATATTTTACAGTTTCATATGTGTTAATCTTGGCAGCGTTTGTATTGCTACGCTTACCTACAAAATCATCCAAGAACTTAATCCAATCTTGTGCTACTGCTTGATCCAACCATTGTACATACTTCAATGCACCTGTTTCATAGTGTTCTTGTGGGGTAACATTGTATTCTGATTTGATTGCGGTAGCCGCATTACTGATTGAAGTCTTGATGAAATACTTACCATCAAAATTGTCTGACCAGTCTTGTGTATTAAGCACAACACATGGCATGTGTCCTAAACATTCTAAGAATGCAAATGGATAGTTCTCACGTAAACTAGGCATAAAGAATACACTTGCACTTTGAATAAAATCTACTTTCTCTTGTCCAGTGATGCCAGCTTTAATCTCATAGTCAGTGATACCGGCTTCTTCAAATGCTTTTATAAATTTCTTTTCACCATTACTATTCGTCATTACTTTACATGGAAGTTGTGCCTCCTTCATGACCTTAATATATGCTTCTGGATTCTTGCCTTCTTCCCAGCGCCCGATAAACAATACACCTTTACGTGCATTGAGATTAGGTTCAAGTAATCCTCGTTCGCTCATTGGCATAGGTAACATCTTGCAATTTGTTGCACCATGCTTTGTCAATTCATCAATGTTCTTTTGGCTTTGTGTACCGATAATAATGTCAGTAAACTCCATGTGCTTATTGTAGAAGTTGTGATATGAATCTAAGAACACATCACTGCCCTGACTTTCACGGAAAATCATACTATGCAAGTGTGTATAGAACACAACTGGAATGTACTTGTTAACTGTCATAGCATAAGCCGCAGTCATTGCTTCCTGTGTGTTGCATACAATCATGTCGTAAACGTTTGTCTCAAACGCTTTGAGAATTGCTTGGCGGAAGTTGATAATCTTTTCAAAGTTGATAGTATCACTAAATGCAAATGTCGCAGTGTGGTCACTATATCTCAATGGTTGATCCGGTACTACGATGTTAGCACCTGCACCTTTAATAACATCATCAAATGTCCCAGTGGGTACTTTGTCTAAGATAATGTCAACTTTCCAATCAATGCGACCACACATTTCTGTAAAACTCTTACAGAATGAACCAATGCCCCCGTGAGGGATAAAGTGCTGGTCACTAATCAAAAAGGCAATTCGTTTATTATACGTTCTCATTCAAATTTTCTTTCAATTGCTTTGGCGCAACGTTCTTTGACGCCAAGCGTTCTATCTTGGTCGTATGTAGTGTACACCATGTCTTTTGTATCAGCATTTTTAACCGCATCGATACATTCATCAATTAAGTATTTACCAAATTGATACAATGCCTCTTCATCCCATGAGTCAGGTGTACCTTGACTGTACAAACCCTTATCATAGGCTGCTTTTAAAATCTTCTCTTTCATACTTTGTCTAACAGTCTCAACTTAACGAATTCTTCTTTACACATCCACTTGTTATCTGGCACGAGTTGCCAATCATATCTACGTGTCTTGCGTCCTCGATATGCTTTACGCAACCACAAAAACTTCATGGTTTCCATACAGTACTCAGGTAACCAGCAGAACTTATATTCCCAGGTACGAGTTTTACGCTCGTACTCTTCCCGTGATATTTCTTGAAATTCTGCACCAACCATTATGTTCCCCATTCATTTTTAAACAACGGTACTTGTAATCTATCACTGTAACGCCAACCTCGTTTCATAGCAGCCAACGCTACATTCTTTGCATTCATGTTATATACAGATTCAACACCACCTACTGGCATCAAGTATACTGGACCTCTAAAGCCAGCTTTCTTATATGCTAGGACTGCATCTTCTGCTTCACGTACATCTTCCTCTGATGCCACCACGAACTTAAGGTATACGAAACCCACATTCTGGTATTGATTAATAACGTCAGGCAGAATCGCTTCATCTTGTTTCTCTCCACTTACTGATAATTTAGGGCTTACACTAAATGTAAGTGCGTTCTTTTCTCTGTTGCGCTTCCAGTCGCTTAAGTAAACACCTAACTCAGTACTCAATCTTTGCGTACCGTTTGTTTCGAATGTCAACTCTTTTAATGCCTTCATTCTAGGATGTTCTAGTAAATCAGGATAGCTACGTTGCCAACCTAGAAGCGGTTCACCGCCCGTGATAACCAAGTGTTCATCCAACCAACGCTTTCCAGGAAGTAAATCACAAATGCTATCGGCAAGACTATCAGTATCGATGACAGGACTAAGATGCTTGAAACGAGGATCCCAACTAGCATACGAATCACAGCCTGTAGACACCAACGGTAAATTTTTATACTCTGTGATACTGTCTGCGTCAATCTTGTTTCTTTCTTCACTCAACTCTCCCTTTGGCATACCGAAGCCACCGCATGTAAAATTACATCCATACGTTCTTAAAAATACTGAGGGTACGCCCATGTAACGACCCTCACCCTGAATACTATAAAATAATTCTGCTACTTTTAGTTTTGCCATGTCATTCTCCCTCTGAGGGCATGTTCTTAGCTTTCCATCTATCGAACTCGTTTTCAAATTTACTTTGTCCACCACGTTCTCTGTAGATTTTAGCTGCTCGTTTTTTGTCAGACTGCGAGATTTCTCTACGACCGCATTCAGTGCATTCATGGTAACATGTGACAAACTCTTTCCCGTACTTCGTAGGTTTAATTTCTTCACCTTCAATTGTGAACTTGTCAACACATTGATTGAACGAACATACTTGTTCCATTGTCTTAGGGTCTATGTAGAATACATCTACTTTCTTTTTAGTTAGTTTTGTCATAATATTTACCAATGTCTTATTACACCTGCTACAATAAACAGGTTTGTGATGATGTATGTTAACACAATCATCGTTCTAATGAAAGCAATACGGTCAGCTTCCTTATCTGTGCTTCCTGACTTCTCACCTAGGGCTTTTGCCCATAATCTCCAGAGTTTACTCATTTTCTGTTTTAAATAGTCTATCCCAAAACGGGAAGAATAGCCCAAAGTTCTTGTTTGGGTTTGAATGATGAACCATATGCCACTTACCTGCTGTAAATGGGTAAAGGTCTAGGTCACTGTGCTCTAAATCTTCTTGGAAGAAAGCTGCCCAAATGTAGTATAACCAAAACACCCACCATGCATTGAATGCTAATGCAAATATGATAGTAGGTATCACTTCTGTTATCCACAGGTCTACAGTGCTATCTAGTGTGTCGTTGAACAAGAATAGGTTATTGATATTCCACTCTGTATCATTGTTTCTAATGTACCTATGATGATCCATGTGAAAACGCAGGAGCATAGGTTCAGAATGTGCTACTCTATGAATCCAATAGAGTAGCAATGTCCAACTAAAGAATTGAACTATCTCAATCACACAAAGAGATCCTCATTCCATTCACGATGACCTTCACGGAATGCCATGTTAGATTGTGTTTCACGTACTTCAACACGATAACACCACAAACGTTCTGCTTCACCCTTACCCCACAAGTCAGGAATGTAACATCCATTGATATACTTGTAAAGTTGGTCGGCTAATGCTTCACATCCTAGTGCTGGTAAGACGATAATCTTTGCCATGTTCTTTTCTTCTAACAACTTGAATGTTTCCATGTCTGGATCATCTTGTGCCACAATCAAAGTGTGGTCAAACATATCCTCTAATAACTTCTTCAAGTCTTTCAATCCACCGTAATCAGCAGCCCAATTACGTGCGTCTAAATCGTTTGTACCGAAATAGAACTTCATGCTGAAACTATAACCATGAATTAAGTTACAATGGCTATCAGCACGCCATTGACGAT